TAATTTAATAGTTAAGTTCTCATTTCTACTTTGTACTGCGAATGTAAAATCTCCATCCTCTAAATTTACTGTACCAGCTAATCCAGTTCCAACAATCGTACCAGTAAATGTACTTGTACTTTCATCTCTTCCAACTGGAGTTACGCTAGTAGTAAAGAAACCAGTATCATTAAAAGATACTGTCCAGTTTCTAATTTGTAGTCTTCCTTCTCTAACTCTTGTTCTAGAACCAGAAGAAGAAGATGTACCTAAAGCTAGATACTGTTGTGAGAATGTATATTCAAATTCATATTGCTCACCTACAAAATAATTAAAACTTGTAATATCTCCAGAAACTACAATGTCACTTCCAGATTGAGATACAATTGTAATATCTCTACCTGCTTTATTACTTGCACCAGACTTACCTACTAATTTCATAGTAGCATCTATTGCATAAGGTACAGTAATTGTAGTTTGGTTTGTGCCTGCATTGTAAGTTTCAGTTACATCTGCATTTGATAATTTTCTATCTAAGTGTGTTAAGTATGTTGAACCACTATCAACTGAAGCTGGAGCACAATCTATTTTTTCTAAATAAACTCCATCACTTCTATTAATTACTAAATATAAATCTGTTCCAATAAAATCTACATTTAAGATAGTAGTGTCTGCTTCATCACCTATAGTCCATCTGTGCCAAGCACTTTGTAATCTTTTACCATCCGAAACAAACCATTGGTAAATATATAATTGATTTAGATAATCTGTTTTAGAACTTAGACATGCTAAAATATTTTCATTAGATGCAATAGCAAACTTAAACATATCTGTTGGAATATATTTAGGAATGTTTGCTGTTATATCTTCTCCAGTATTTGTTTCACCATCTGCTTCAACATACATCTCTCTAACACCAGTGAACTGGCCTTTGTTAAAAGCAAAGAATACATTACTACCAGAACCAACTGGTTTTACTTTTGCTGTATTCTCATATTCTGTTGTTACTGTTACTGAAACATTATTAGGAGTTAATGAACCACCACCAGATAATATGAATTGTGTTTGGTCACTAAATAATAAAAGCTTCTCATCAAATGCTACTGCATGTTTAAGAATACTTACTTTTGTGTGACTAACATTTAAGTCAATAATATCTGTGTCTAAACTATCTGTAACTGTCTCATTAAAAAATTCAAAGAACTCACCACTCCTAGTCATAATGACATTTTCATCTGATAAAAAACCAAGTCTGTTTCTGTGAAAAAACATATCTTTAATTTTAGTATCTACGAATGAAGGATTAGGTGAGCTATCAATATCACCTACAACTCTTTGACCCCATGCTGGAACATCATAAGAAGTTGAGCTTATAGTATATGAAGAACCATCTGCTTGAGTTAATCTAAAATTTCCATCGGCTGTACGGATTAACAGAATTGGCATTGTGTCTGCATCAAGTGTAGTTGCAATACCTGGTTCAGTTGTTTCTTCCCATACTCCAGTAGCATCTACAAATTTTACATAATAATTATCAAAGCTATTAGAAGCATCTCCTTTAACTTCAACAACCATGTTGTCTATTGCTACTGCTGGTAAGTCAGAAAAATTCTGAACTTCATCTTTTATAACTTGTGAAGCTTGGTCTCCATAACCATCTGAAGCTGATACTGTTAAAGTACCAGAAGCTTTCACTATAGAAAAACTAGACTTACCTATTTTTGTAACTGTAATTCCAGAAGGTGAACCAACAGCACTGAATACTCCATCTCTAATACTTTCAGTATTTGTATTAGAACTTGTGAATGAATATGTAGTGCTATCTATAGTTATTGAATAAGGCGTATTGTTTACACCTTGAGTAACTGTATAGATTGCTTGTTCAATTTTAGCTGGGCTAGTAGCTGAAGTCATAGCTACTGTTTTTGTAGTATTTAAAATGTAAGTATAATCATTAACAGTTAATGCTCTAAAATCTTCTCTAGGATTTGTAGAAGTTAAATAGTTAGTAGCATTAGTTTGAGCTACAACTGTTTTAGAAACTCCATCAATAGTATGAACAGTAAGGCTACCATTAGTAATAACCACAACGTATCGCTCATTTGTATCTCTATTTATTGTATGAATAAAAGCATTCGTTAATGATGAACTTTGTAATTTTGCTATGTGTTCTGTAGGAGGTCTCTTCTTTAAACCCTCTACTACATTTGATAATCCATTTAACTGTTCAGTAGCTTGGTTCTCCAATCGCAAAATTTCTGGTTGTTGCGAAACGCCTCCAACTAAATTTGGAATACTACGATTTAATAATGGCATTTTACGAAGTTAATTTTAAAGAACCATTTCTATTGATTGTTTTAAATTGGTCTAAACTATCGAATATATTATGGTCTGCTGTAGAAGCTTCAGCTTGTTTTAGTGAAGACAATGCTCTGAACTCATCATCTTTAGTAAATCTATGTAAAGCGTTAGCTCCTAATGTTCTGTCATGAAAAATTCTTGATGCTCTGATTGTAATAAATCTTCTTGCTTGTTCTATAATATCCTCAAAAGGTAATAGATAAACTACTCTTACTTCTGTAAAGTTTTTATCCCAAGTAAAACTTTCTGTTGCTAAGTTATATAAAAAACTTCCTCTTAATACTGGGTCATAGCTACTTCTATTTTCTTTAAGGTGATTAAACTCTACGTGCATTACGTCATCACCTATTGGAATTTTATTATCTGTATTTCTTGATAGTGTTACTTTGTATGAAGTATTAAACTTCCAACCTTGAGCTTGAACTTCTCTATTAATTTCATCTAGTATATTAATTGCCATAGTAGCATCTGTAGGTAAACTTCCAGTTAAAGAGTTAACTGGAGCTTCTCCTATTGTACTAAGCATAGTATTAATACTTTCCAATTTTGTTGTTCTTGAATTTGAAGCCATAATAATTTTATTGATTGATTGGCCAGGCGTATTGCTACGCCTAGCCTACGTATAAGATTACGCTGTTTTAATTAATGATGCACTTTCTGGTCTTAGGATACCGTGGCCTAAAGCCATTTTTCCAACCATTAAAGTACCTTGTCTACGAATGTCGTATTCACTTTCCATAGCCAAGTCCATTAACTTAACTGTACCGATTGCTGATTTGTGGAACACAACAGCCGCAACATTAGAAGCATCTACGTTGTAAGTGTTGTTTGTTCCAGAGATTGCAGAAGATTGGTCAGTAAACGCTGTAACTGCTGTATTAGCTTTTACAATGTTTATTCCAGCAACTTTAATTACTGTTCCATCTACATACGCTCCATTACCTTCAGCACCGAAGTCTCTGTTCAAAATCTTATCGTTTTGAACTAAAAGATAATAAGTTGCTGGTGGAACCACGCAAAATCTATCTTCAGAAGGTACGTCATTTTCATCAAGCGCTTGAGCACACTCGAATATAGATGAAATTAACGAAGCGGCATTTGTCTTCGCATCTGCATCTGTAATTTGAGTACCGCCGTTGCCGCCAGTGATTGTAGCTGAAGCTTGTGCCGCTAGCACTGATAACTGAAGTAGATGTTGGTCTACTTTGTTAGCTAATGCTCTACCCATTTCAGAAGTATAAATACTTCTTACATCGTAGTGGTTTTTAGCTTCATCTATGTTTGCTAAGAAAGCATTAGATATTAATAAATCATCAATACTAATAGTTCGCTCAGCATGATTTACTGAAGTTCCAGTGATTTCATTTCCTGGGGTATGATAGGAAGTCGAATTAGTTCCTACTACTGGGAACTGCGCAGACTTTCCAGAAGAGATTGTTCTTACTTGAGACATCCCAAGCATTTTGTTTTCTCTATTGAAAGTCGCTAAAACTTCTCCACTCCATACCTTGAGAAATAAACTATTGACATCTCCAGAACCATTTACTTGTCCAATTCTGGACACGGTTGCATTTGCCATATTATTCTCCTTTGTATTATATGGTTTGTTTTAGTTACCTCCACATACTTCCAAAAAGTTATCTCATTAGATTTACACGCATGTAAATTTCAGAGGCAATTGTATCTTTGTGTAGGCTCACTCCTCTTAAAGAAGAGTGAATGAGCTAGTGATTATTATTGTCCAATAAATAATTAAGATGAAATAAGCTAATGGTTCCATTAGCAATTCCAAGCTCGAAGTGCTTTGTTAATTCTGCTATTTGGATTTCGAGCTGTCTTAGCAGAAGTTAATTTTTTCTTCATACCTTTCATTCTTGCACAGAATGAGGCACGTCTTTTGTTTCCAACTTTTTTAGATGGAGCTTTTAAATTAGCTCCAGTAGTTCTTTTGTAATATCTACGACCAGCCGCATTTAAACCACCAGAAGGATTTTGATATTTCTTTGCTACCATTATTTCTTACCACGTATCTTACTAACAGTAGATAATCCAAAACTTCCAGAGTAGACGATTAAAACTGCCCACCAAAATTCTTGAGGAGCATTTTTCAAAATCTCAAAACCTTTTTCCATCCATGGCTGTGTAGTTGGCCAGAATATTGCTAGAAAAATTATAGTGATTTTTATTGTTAAGACTTCATCTTTGATAGAGCCTTTAGCACTTTTAATTTGTTCTATGCTTACATTTTTTTCAGCTTCTATTTCCTTTGCCCTAATGATTTTCTTCTTCTCCATCGAATGGTTAATAGCGTTAATGCTCTTGTCTACTACCAACTTTGCGATAGGATTTTTCATTAAAGGCAAAAGAAAATTTAACATTACTTCTTAGCGGTCTTAGCCGCTCTTCTAAATTGTTTAGCTGTAGGAGCTCCTTTGGAGCCAGGCTTTCTCATTCTCTCTTTGCTACCAGCTTTTATTCGCTTTCGCTTAGCGTGACTGTTCGCAT